ATTTTTTTTGCGATCTCGGCGAGCAGCTGCCATTCGTCGACGCTGAGCTTGCTGATGATCGATACAAACCGCTTGCGCGGCGAGTCGTCCGGGTCGTGCATGACGACGCCCATGAACTCGGCGATCTCCTGATTCCGCGTCAGCTTCTGTTTCATCTCGCCCTCACCAGTGCGGAGCCAGGTCTCGCTCACACCGTATTCACGGCAGATATCAGCGATTGTGCGATCACTTGGCTGCTTTGCACCGGAGCACAACGATGAGACGAACTGAGACGAGACGTGAAGAGATTCGGCAAACTTCGTCTTTGTAAAGCCAAGCTCTTTGATTAAGAAATCAATCCGCTGATTGATGGTTTCCATTGTTATCCCTCCTTATGAAACTAGGTTACCACACGGAGGAACAAAAGTCAAGAAATAAATGAAACTTAGATTCAAAATAATGCTTGACAATGAAACTAAGGCGTGATAATATGAATCTAGGTTACAGAGAACAGAAACCAATGCGAGGTGAAAACAATGTCCGAGAAGGAAAAGCAGGCAATCGAGAACCTGAACAAGAGCACCGAGAAGCTGACGCCGGCACAGATGCAGCGTCTGAGCGATATTGCCTATGGTATGGCGCTGGCAAAGGAAGCCAAGCAGGAGACCGAGCAGGAGACCGAGCAGGACAAGCAAACTGCGTAAAGCTGTAAAATCTGGAAAAACTAACGCCGGAAGGAGGCTGAACCATGAGAAAGCCGTATGACCCGATCGCGGACGAAGAGCCGCACATCGTGGCCGAGTATCATTTTCCAAACTGCACGGCGTATATCGCGGACAACTACCTGCGACGCCTGACGCCGGAGCAGAAAGAAGCCAACCGGCAGGCTGCCCGCCGCGTGGCGTGGCAGATCCTCGAGCGGGCTGCAGCCGAAGGGCGTCTGCCCGCGGCAAGCAATTAAACGCGCCGCAAGGCGCGTACATAGGAGTCGATATTATGGCGAACGTCAAAACCTACACCCTGACGCTGGATGCGCAGGAGCTGCATGATCTGATCGAGGCGGCGATGGTCTGCGAGTGCCAGGCGGCGCAGATCATAAACGGGCTGAAGCGCAAGGGGCTTGACCTGGACGCGCAGAAGCTCGTTACACAAAACGCCCGTCTGTCGCGGCTCGTCAGGCGGATGCAGGAGACGAAGGAGGATAAGCGGAATGCGGAAACTGATTCTCAGCGGAGACGATTGGTTTGAGCTGAAGCACACGCTGGAACTGCTTGTGATCGTGACAAACAACGCGGCGAATGAGCACGAGAACATGGCTGCACACGCGCGAGTGGCGGAATTGTCTGAACGGCATGCAAACCTCGCAAAACGCGACAGGGAAAGGACGGAGAACTACAAGCGGCTTATGGCGCTGGTAGAATCGGCAGAACGCCTGCCGGAGACGGAGGAGGACGCAGAATGAGAACCAACCTTGCAGAGCGGCTCGGGTATGAGCCGGAGGAAGAGACCAGGGAGCGGCAGGAGCGGCTGCTGGAGGAGCTGCGGTACCGGGAGGCCATGCGGCGGGTGGCGAAGACCTGCTGCGTGTGGCTGGGCGGCGCGGCCTTTGTGCTGGCGGTGATCGCCGGGTACGCAGAGATGACCGACGCCTGCGTCGCGACCGGCGCGATCGCGCTGGGCCTGACCACCTACGGGATCCTGTGATGGACGAGCCAAAGATCACGGTCGAGCTCCGGCCGGATCAGCTGGACGATATCGTCGACGCCGTCCTGGCCTTTGCCGATGACTGCGCCAACGACCGGGAGATCCTGCAGAGCATGCCGCGCGTCGACCGGGATACGGTCGAAGACCTTCTACGGCGCGAGTCGGCGCTGCAAACGCTCGCGGCCTGGCTGCAGCACGTACAGGAGGAAGCGGAGTGAATTATTTTGCGCCGCGCATGCGGCCCATCCCGCCGCCCTGCGGCCGGAACTGCCCGGACCGAAGCGGCACATGCCGCGCCGGGTGCTGCACCTGGACGCTCTACGAGAGCATCCGGAACCACATCTACGATGTCAACCACCGCGACAGGGACAGCCTGCAGCCCGATCTTGCAGCGGGAAAGCAGATGGTCCATGCCGACAACCAGATAAGGAGGCGCAAACACATTGCGAAATAGCATCGATTACCCCGGCGAGCGGGCACCGAGGCGCCCCGCCGTGATCGCACAGGCCGGATACACCGGACAGAACCACTTTTCCGTGACCTACGGAGACCAGAAAGTAACCGTCCGCGCCGAGGACGGCTATGCGGCCCTTTTTACCGCCGCCAAGCACTGGGGCTATAAATTCACCCGCCCGGAGTACCATCAGAACGCCCGCGCGACCAAGCTCCACTACACGCCGGACACCCGACCGGGGGCGCTAGTATGAGGTTCGTGTGTGACGCCTGCCAGGATATCACGAACATCGAGGCCGACCGGATGGAGATCCAGGGCGAGAAGCTGATGGTCTACAGCCGCGGGCGGCTGGTCTACGTGGCGGATCTGGGCCAGATCATGCTGGCCAAGCTTACGCCGACGGCGAAGGAAACAAAATGCTGACGCATCTGAGCCTGTTTTCCGGGATCGGCGGGCTGGATCTGGCTGCCGAGTGGGCCGGATTTACGACCGTCGGGCAGTGTGAGTTTGCCGACTACCCGACGAAGGTGCTGGAAAAGCACTGGCCGGACGTGCCGCGCTGGCGCGACGTCCGGACGCTGACAAAGGAGAGTTTTTATGAGCGGACAGGCCTACGAACAGTTGACGTTATTTCCGGCGGATTCCCATGCCAGCCCTTCTCCGTGGCTGGAAAGCAAAAGGGCAAAGAGGACGATCGTTACCTCTGGCCGGAGATGCTCCGGGTTATCCGAGAGCTGCGCCCGCACTGCGTTGTCGGGGAAAACGTTTCTGGACTTATTCGAATCGCGCTTGCGGAGGTGCTTTCCGAACTGCAAAACATCGGGTACGAAGCAAGGGCCTACAGTTCTGCGGCTAGGGATGTCGGCGGACTGCACAAAGGAGAGCGGATATTTATCGTGGCCGCGGCCAACGACGGGAGCGCCGCTGTGCGGAGGAACGCACAACTTCCGGCAGATGGAAGCACTGAGGGACACGGGGATCATAACGGAAGAAGAGCGAAAGAACCTGACTTGTGGAAGCGGTGGGAAGTCGAACCCCGCCCTTATGGAGTGGCTCATGGGATTCCCGCTAGGGTGGACAGACTTAAATGCCTCGGAAACGCTGTAGTGCCGCAACAGGCATACCCGATTTTTAAGGAATTGATGGAGGAGCTGAACAGATGGACTTAGAGCAAACCGCGATTGAGCGGCTGAAAATGGCCTCGGATATGAGCCTGCGCCTGTACAAGCAGCCGCTTGTGATTACTTATTCCGGAGGCAAGGATTCAGACGTTCTTCTGCATCTGGCTGGTGCGGCGGGAATCCCGTATGAGGTATTGCACAGCCTCACCACGGCGGACGCGCCGGAGACTGTCTGGCATGTGCGGGATACCTTCCGGCGGTTGGAGCTGGCTGGCGTAAAATGCGACATCGATACGCACCGGACGCCGGACGGCGGGAATGTGACGATGTGGAATCTGATCCCGCGTAATTCCGTGCCACCGACAAGAATCAGCAGATATTGTTGCAGGGAACTGAAGGAAACCGGCGGGAAAGGCCGTTTTATTGCGACGGGAGTCCGGTGGGCAGAGTCTGCGAGGCGGAAGCAATCACACGGCGTTATGGAAACTAGCCACAAGGACAAAGACAAGCGAATTATCCTGATGGACGACAACGACGAGCGGAGAATGCTCCTGGAAAACTGCCAGCTGAAAGCTCGACGGACGGTAAACCCAATCATCGACTGGGCGGAATCTGACGTGTTGGACTACGCTTCTGCCGAAAAGATCTGCATGAATCCGCTGTATGAATGCGGATGGAAGCGCGTGGGATGCATTGGCTGCCCGATGGCTGGCAAACACAGAATCACGGAGTTTGCACGGTACCCAAAGATTAAAGCCGCATATATCCGTGCGTTCGGCCGGATGCTCAACGAACGGAAGAAGCGGAAGCCCTCGAACGACTGGCAGACCGGCGAGGACGTGATGCACTGGTGGATGGAGGATGGCGTTTTGCCGGGACAGATGGTATTTGAAGGAATGGAGGATGAAACATGACAGCTGCTGAGATCGTGAAGTCGCTGCGGTGCTGCGCAGAAATCGGAGAATGCGAAAAGTGCCCGATCGACGCGGAGGCCACCTGGGATGATTGCCGCAAAAGAGACGTCGAAGCCGCCGACATGATCGAGCGCCTGACCGCCGAGAACGCGGCGCTGCGGGAGAAGGTGCCGCAGTGGATCAGCGTGGAGGAACGGAGGCCGGAACCGGGAAAACGCGTCCTTGCTACGGACGGCGTGTTTGTCGGCGAGGCGTACCGCACAAGCGCGGATACATGGAGAAGATATGACGGAATAGCTATGCGGGACTGCCTTGGCAGTATAGTCACCCACTGGATGCCACTGCCGGAAGGAGGAGACAAGCATGAGTAAAGCTGTACTGATCAGCATTCGCCCGGAGTGGTGTGAGAAGATCATCAACGGGCAGAAAACGATTGAGGTGCGCAAGACGCGCCCGAAGATGGATACGCCGTTTAAGTGCTATATCTACTGCACAAAACCGGAGGAAAAGCTACTCACCATTATGAAAGACGGCGATGAGAATTATGGAGAGACGTATCACGGCAAGCCGGTTTTCATAAAGACGGAAAAAGCGCCGACCACTGGCTTATGGGATAAGCGGCAAAAGGTTATCGGGGAATTTCTGTGCGATCAGATCATCAACATTAACGGCGCGGGAAGGATCCCGTCGGATGCTGCGCGGCCAACCTGCCTAGAGCCTGCGGAGCTGCACCAGTATCTCGGAGCTGCCACCGGCTTCGGCTGGCACATCTCAGATTTGCGCGTTTACGATCACCCACGCGATCTGTGGGAGTTTACCGGCCTGCGGGAGACAAAATTCGGAGCAGAACCGGTGCCAATCACCCGCCCGCCGCAGAGCTGGCGGTATGTGGAGGAAGAGCTATGGAACGACTGACAAGTCCTAATATCAACGTAGATCCGGACACTGACCGATTTCTGCACGCCACGATCGGCGGCAAGGAAATCGACTGGAAGCAGTTCCGGGACAGCACGCTCAACGTGCTGATCAACGGCCCAACGAGCAACGGCTTTGGCAAGGATATTTTCCGCAAGATGGCCCGCGATCTGTACGGACGGCTGAAAGCCTACGAGGACACGGGGCTTGAACCGGAAGCAGTAGAAACGGTTAAGCTTGCGCTGGCCGCAAAGCACATGGTTGATCTCGAAACGCTCAACAATACGCCAATCAGCAGGCTCGTAGAGCTTGCCGAGGCCGACAAGGACGGGCGCGTAAGGATCATACCGGAAAGCCAGAACGAAACATGCGGGCATTGCTACAATTTTGAGCGCGAATCGGGAACCAGGCACGGGTTGTGCGCGAAGCGGCCGCACCCGCGCAACAGATACGGGAAAATAGATCGCAGCAAGAAGTTTATTGTGTACCAGAACACACAGAGTTGCAAATTGTACACACCGCTCTGCCTCTGTGCAGAGCGGGCGATGAAGGGAAAAACATGACCAGAAAACGCGCAAGAAAGATCCTCATGTCTATCGGCACGAGTCGTAACCATGCAAACTGGGGGGCTGACGGCAAAGCCACGCTGGAAGACAAATGCCGGTGTGGTAGAGGACACACTGACGATCAAACTGTACGCGCAGCTGCTGCGGGCAAGAATGGAGGACAAGAAGAATGGCAAAACGTAAAAACATGATGGATATGATGGACATGACGCCGGTCTGTGAGCGGTGTGGGAAGGTCGCGCCGGTGGACGAAAAGCTATCGACTCCGAACTGGACAGTTTACCGGACAAAAGAGCCGTGCGAATGCGGCGGGAAATACACGGCGCGTGCGTTTTTGGACGACAGCGTGCTTTCCTCGTGCGATAAGGAGGCCGACCATGCCTGACGAATACATCAGCCGCGAAGCGGCGCTGAAAGATTTTGAAGCCAGCAACGCTCACAATCAGTACTGGACGCCTCCGCGGGGAAAAACGCTTCTGATCCGCCAGCCCGCCGCCGACGTTGCGGAGGTGCACCATGCACGATGGGAAGAAGCGGACTGGTACGAATATGACGCGCAGAGCGGGGAAACGATTCGCTTTCCTAAAGCGGCAATCGTATGCTCGAACTGCCGGAACGCTTTTAAGAAAGGAACTCTTTGGATTCAGAGTTTCTGCCCGGCCTGCGACGCGCGGATGGACGGTGCCGCCGAATGAGCGGGCTGCGGTTTGAATCCATGGCGGACATGCCGCCGAGGATGCGGGAGCTTTATGCACGGCAGCAGATTGACCTCTCAGGCGCTGCGGCGCCAGCTTCCCTTCACAAGGGGAGCCATGGGAAGACGAAGTACGGCAGCCGGAAGGATACGCGCGGCGAGCTGCGCTTTGACAGCCAGAAGGAAGCCCGGCGGTATGACGAGCTGATGGTGATGCTCCGGGCTGGCATTATCTCCGATCTGCGCCTGCAACCTCAGTTCACCTTGCAGGAGAGTTACATCACCGAGACTGGCGAGCGCATCCGCGCAGCGCGGTACACGGCGGACTTTTCGTACAAATTCGGCGGAAAGCTGGTCGTCGAGGACGTGAAGTCGACCGCCACGCGGACCAAGGAGTATCTGCGCAACCGGAAATTCATGCGGTCCAAATTCGGGATCGAGATCCAGGAGGTCTGACATGTCAGAAAAAAACGAGAGCAGCCCGCGCGAGGCATGCGGGCTGCCGAAGCAGGGCAATGCCTGTCCGTATGCAAAGCGCGCGCCGTATCTTTGCGCGCGGTGCGGCTGGAACCCGGAGGAGCACGCGCGGCGGCAGGCGCTGCCGCTGACCGAGAACGCCGACGGGCTGCGACACAAGGACATCAGCCAGCCCGAGGACTAAGACCAGCAATCAGCCGGGGAACCATATTTTTTCGGACTTATGCCGCAGCCGCTCCGCCATGAGACGGCTGCGGGAGGATCACCCCGGCTCTGCACCCGGCCCGCGAAACCTCAAGCCCGCGGGCCGGGGATAAAAAGCGCGTGTGGAACGTGCGCGCGGATGGGAACCGTCAACGTTACCCCACGCCGGGTGTCGGGATCGCCCGGCGGCATCGTGTTATCTCCTTATGGAAAGCTGCCTGAGCAGACAAGGGCAGCTCGTCTGCGGCGACAGGGGAACGCGCAGGCGCAGGCGGTGCAAGTCCGCCCTGCATAGGGGCCGGGAGACCGGCCCCTGACGAAAGGAGAATAGGAGATCAAGAAATATGAAAGAATTAGCAGAACTGAAAGACCTTATGGCTGAATTGCTGGATGGTGAAATCCAGTATGAGCCGGAGATGGCTGTTACGGAACGAGGAAAAGAGATCATCAACGAGATTGCAGATTATGCAGAGACAACTGAGCTGTTTAGAAAAGAGCATCATCGCGGCGATATGCTTCAAGGAAAGACCTTCCGCGAGATGTTTCTCTATATGCTTGACCGCGTTTGCAATGCGCCGACCATCTTTCATGTGTCTGCCAGCGTCATCCTCCTCATGCCGTTTGTCCGGGATGCCATGATGAAATACCAGCCGGAGGTGAAAAACTGAATGGAAATGTCACACGTAGTCGATCTGACGGGCATGGACTTTGGATATTTGCACGTCATCGGGCGGGATACCAGCAAAAAAGGAGATACGGCACACTGGATCTGCCGGTGTAAATGCGGGACCATCTGCAGCAAGGACGGAAGATACCTCCGGAACGGGCATGCAAAAAGCTGCGGCTGCTTCCGGAAAGAACGCGCGGCCACGCTCGTCACCAAGAAGAATCCAGCCAAAAAGCCAAAAGCCGAACCGAAGAAGAAAAAATTCGGCCGCGGCCCGCAGCGGGCAGGCTCCGGGATCTGTTACAACCCACTCTGCCCGACGCGCAACAACTACCGCGGCGCCTGGAGTTGCACCGAATGCCGCTTCTGCCCGGAACGAAAATTTGCCCGCCAGTCAAGGCGGGAGATTATCACAATTTGAAGGGAGTATCAAAATGGCAGGGATCATGGATATGTTTTCGGTCGAACTGGATGAGTTTGCAAAGGACTATAAGGACTATGACGATCTGCACTGGGACGTCAGCTTCCGCGGCGAGGAATACCCGCCGCGGATCGTGATGGAGCAGGCGACGCCGCCGCTCTACAAGATCGAGGATGACGGCTCGAAGACGCTGGAACCGAACCCGACCATCCAGATCATCGGCAGGCCAGACACAGAGGTCGTCACGACCGGAAAGATGAAGATCAGCAAAAAGGACTTTACCAAGCTAACCAACCGCGCCGCCGCTCTGCTGGAGCTGTTCCTGCACGGGTTTATGCAAGAGCGCAAGGAAATGGAGGCGGCGCAGGAATGATTTTGCTGGAATGCACAGTCGCACTGCGTGACGGAGATCGGAAAAAGCTTCAGGAGCAGATTGCGGCGGAGATCGGGCAGCCAGTCGTTCTTCTGCCGAGCGGCGTATCGCGGGCGAAGGAGCGGAATATCCTGTTCCTTTGCGACAGAAAGGCTTGCGAGAAATGCAACTATCCAACGTGCAGGCATACGCCGGAACTGGAACACGCCAGAAATTTTGCACCAGCAGGATTTACGAAGCGCACGGACGGCGTGTGGGTAGAGCAGGAGGGCGCAACGATGGAAGGGAAGATCGACCAGGACAAACTTGAAAAGAGGCTGGTTGAAGCAATGAGGGAGGCGATGGGACTTGAAACAGAAAAACGCAGTCCGCATGGTCTGGCGCTGGGATGATATCTTCCGTGTCTACCGCTGCCCATACTGCGGCAGACCGGAGAAACCGTGCTTCGAGCTCTGGAAAAAGGGCGGCTTGAAAAAGAGCCTGCCGAGCCGCTGTACATACTGCAAAGGAGAATTGGAAGGAGTAGAAGGAGAAGAAAATGATCATTGAGATTTTGGAGCTTGCTGCTGCGCTGGAGTGGATCGCACTGGGCGTGCTGGTGTTTTTCAAACTGCGGAGCCTGAAACGTCAGGCAGAAGTAGTGCTCGAGACACTGGACGCCGCAGCCTGGAAAAGCATCAAACAAGAAGAGGAGGTCTGGCGCAAGAACACCCCGAACGAGATTAGGGCAGCGTTCGGCTTTCCGCCGATAACGCCAACAGAATACACAGAAATGAAAATACGCGAGGAAACTGACCGCTGAACGCATGGCCGGAATCTCCGGCCACGCTTTGAGCGGGCAGATGGCCCGAAGCCTATGGGCACAGAAAGGAGCACAAAAATGCAAAAGTACATCGGAACAAAAATGGTAGAGGCGGAGAAAACAGAAAATGGATACCGAGTGCGGTATGAGGACGGGTATGAGAGCTTTAGCCCAGCAGATGTGTTTGAAAAGGCGTACATGCCGCTTTTGGCGAACGGATGCTTGAAAACAGAGAAACCGAGCATCAGCCAGAGGATGGTTGATGATTTCATCGCATTCCATGAGGTGAAAACGCTCGGAGGAAAAACGACCATCGTAAGGGCTGTTCTTAGAAATGGCTATGAAATCGTTGAAAGTTCGAGCTGCGTGAGCGCCGAGAACTACGACGAGATGATGGGCGAAGCTATCTGCATGGGCAAAGTGAAAGACAAAGTGTGGATGTTGCTCGGGTTCTTGTTGCAGACGGCAGTAAATGGTACCCGCGGCGCCACGACATGTCCGGATGATCGTTGAACGCATGGCCGGAATTTCCGGCCACGCTTTGAGCGGGCAGAGATGGGAGGAGCTGAGACTATGGTGAAGAGACACAAGCGCCGGAAGTTTTCCGGGAGGGTCTGCGAGCAGATCGTGTACAAGGTGGCGGGCGGCACGGATCCGAAGACCAGCCGGCCGAAGAAGCCGCGATTCCAGTCGCAGGAAGAACGCGACGAGCTGAACACCAGGGTCTCGGCCGGGAAGTTCGCCGGGATCGTCAACGCCAACTTCGGGCCGACCAGCTACTACTCCACACTCACGCTCGACCACGAACATGAGGTACATACCGCGCAGGAGATGCGCCGGATCCGGGACAAATTCTACCGCCGCATGGTCTACCACTATCCGGAAGCCAAGATCGTCATCGTCTACGGCCGGGGCAAATCGACCAACCGCTTCCACCTGCACCTGATCACGGACGGCATTCCTGCCGATGCGCTGGGACAGCTCTGGGGCCTCGGCAGCGTCATCGACTGCAAACCGCTGCGGAAGCACAACTACTATCTGGATGAGAACGGAAATAAGGTCGACCACGGGCAGGACTACACGGCGCTGGCCAACTACCTGCACGGCCACTGGCGCAAGGAGTTCGGCGGCCACCGGTACAAGGCCAGCCGCAGCTGCGTCCGGCCGGAGCCGGAGCCCGCGACCGAGGCGGTCCGGGACTACAGCCTGATGCGCCCGCCAGTCGCCCCGCGCGGCTACATCCTCGTCGAGTCCAGAGCCACGCAGTATGGATTCTTATATTTCAAATATGTATGGGATCCCAAAAACGAGACACATAAGCGGACCGGGAGCCGCCTTCTTTAAGCCTTGTAAATGTGTTGAGTTTTGCGACGAAGAAGGAAGGAGCTGAACAGATGTCGAAACCGAGATACTGGTGGTACGGGAATGTCTGCCGCACCATCGGCGAATACCCGAAACTGAGCCGACAGGTTCGGGATATGAGCCGGCAGAAGATCACGCCGGGCTATTCCTCACAGCCGGGCGGGCAATCCTCCGGCCGCGCCGTCGAGGACATTGCGGTGCGCGTCCTGTCCTCACGGGAGTACGAGGACTACACGGCGATCCAGTCCGCCATCAACACCGTGCAGACCTGGCGGGACGGCGGCGATGTGCTGGAGATCGTGCGCCTGCATACATGGATCTGGCCGCGCGAGAGTCTGGAGTCCGCTGCCAGACAGATACACGTGAGCACATCCACGGCCAAGCGGATGTACAGCCGCTTTGTCTACGAGGCAGCGCGGGCAATGGGCTACCGCAAAAGTTGAGCTAACAGAGCCTAAAATCTGTGCTACAGTGATAGCGTGAAGAATTGGAGGGAACAGGATGCAGCCATGGGCCGCACGCTTTTACGCGTCCGGGCGCTGGAAGAGATGCCGCGCCGGGTATATCAAGTTCCGCCGGACAATCGATGGCGGGCTCTGCGAAGAATGCAGAGACAAACCGGGCTACATCGTCCACCACAAGCGGGCGCTCACGCCGGACAACATCACCGACCCGGACGTCAGCCTGTCCTACTCCAACCTCGAGTACGTCTGTAAAGACTGTCACGATCAGTTCGACGGTCACGGCGTCGCAAAATCTCTGACGCAAAAAATTTTCTTCGACGCCGCCGGAGACCCGATCCCCCCCGTCGCGCGAGGCCGGGGCGCCGGCTAGATCACCGCACGCCCTATCTCGGAAGAATACGCAGGCCGTTCGCGAGGCCCCCCTACAATAGCGCGGCGATAAGTAATCTACGCGCACGCGCGGACAGACGGCAAAAATCACGCGAAAAGGAGGCGGTTTTTGTGGCGAACAGGCAGGAAAAGACAAAGGAACAGCGTATCCGCGCAGAAAAGACCAGACTCCGGAGGATCTACAAGCTTCTGCCGAAGGAAGCGGCAGGGACTGTCGCGGGGCTCATCGATCAGGCGGCCTTCATGCGCATCGAGTGCGAGGACATGGCCGACGATCTGCGGGAAAACGGCTGGACGGAGCTTTTTCGCCAGTCCGAACGTCTCGACCCGTATGAGCGGGCGCGCCCAATCGGGCAGGCGTACAACTCCACGAACGCAAATTACCAGAAGATCATCAAGCAGCTGACGGCGCTGCTGCCGAAGCCGGACACCGCGCCAAAGCAGGAGGACGACGGCTTTGCAAGCTTTGTCCGGGAGCGTGACGAGGAATGAAACTCACGCGCTACCCGGAGACCTACAACCCCATCCTTGAGTATTGGGACGCGATCCAGTCGGGCCGCGAGACTGTCAGCCTGAAAGTGCAGAAGACCTACCGGCACGTGGTGGAGCAGCTGGAAAACACAGATTCCGAGTTTTACTACTCGCCGCGCCGCGCCAACCACGTCCTCGAGTTTTTTGAGAACTACTGCCACCACTCCAAGGGCAAGGCGGGCGGCCAGCTCGTCCGGCTGGAGCTATGGGAAAAAGCACTGCTGGCGACTGTATTCGGTTTTATCGACATCGAGGGCAACCGCCAGTACCGCGAGGCCATCCTCATCGTCGGCAAGAAAAACGGCAAGTCGCTGCTGGCCTCCGGCGTCGGCCTGTATTTGCAGCTGGCGGACGGCGAAGCAGGCCCGGAAGTCTACGCGGTAGCCACAAAGCGGGACCAGGCGAAGATCATCTGGCAGGAAGCAAAGCGCATGGTGCAGAAATCGCCGGCGCTGCGCAAGCGGACGCGCTGTCTGGTCGGCGAGGTGGACAGCGATTACAATGACGGCGTATTCAAGCCGCTGTCCTCGGACAGCGACACGCTCGACGGCCTCAACATCCACGGGGCCATGATGGACGAGCTCCATCAGTGGAAAAACGGCAGACCGCTGTACGACATCGTTGCCGACGGCGATCAGGCCCGCGCGCAGCCGCTGCGATTCATCACCTCCACAGCCGGCACCATTCGAGAAGACATATACGACGAAAAATACGAAGAGGCCGAGCGCATCATAAACGGCTACGAAGATCCGGACGGGTACCACGACCCGCGCCGGATCGCGTTTATTTACGAGCTCGACAAGCGCAGCGAGTGGAATGACCCGTCCTGCTGGAAGAAAGCCAACCCCGGCCTCGGGACGATCAAGAGCTACACGGCGCTGAAAGAGCGGGTCGAGCGGGCAGAGAAAAACCCGGCCCTCGTCCGCAACCTCGTCTGCAAGGATTTCAACATCCGCGAGACCTCCAGCGAAGCCTGGCTCAACTTTGAGCAGCTGGACAACCGCGACACCTTCCAGCTCGACAGGAAAAACCGCCGCCTGATCTGGCAGCATTACATGGCGGACGGGAATGTGCAGGAGCGCGTCCTGTCCTACCCACGCTACGGCATCGGCGGCGCGGATCTGTCCAAGACCACAGACCTGACGGCGGCGAAGGTCCTGTTCCAGGTGCCAGAGCTGCCGGAGATCCTGTTTGTGCTGCAGATGTACTGGCTGCCGCAGGACCTTTTGGAAAAGCGCGTCACGGAGGACAAGATCCCCTACGACAAGTGGCATGAGCGAGGGCTGCTCCGACTGTCAGAGGGAAACAAGATCCGCTATGAGGACGTCAAAGCATGGTTCATCGAGGTGCAGGAAGACCTCGATATTTTTATCCCCTTTATCGGGTATGATGCGTGGTCTGCGTCTTATTGGGTGGACAGCATGGCGGACTATTTCGGGGCCGAAGCCATGATCGCCGTGCATCAGGGTGTCAAGACCCTGTCAGAGCCCATGAAGCGCTGCGGAAACGACCTCGAATCCAAGCGCATTATTTACAATAACCACCCGATCGACAAATGGAACCTCGCAAACACCGCCTACGACGAGGACAAAAACGGCAACATCCAGCCGCACAAGACGAGCAAGTCCACGCGCCGCATCGACGGCACGGCGGCCCTGCTCGACGCCTACACGATCTACGACCAGAAGCAGGCGGAATACACAAGTATGCTCTAGGAGTGACAACATGGGATTTTTGAAAAACCTCCTGACGAATATCACGACGACCAAGCGCGTTTCGACCGTTCAGATGGTGCAGGAGCGCGGAAACGGATTTTACAGCTACAACGGCAAGATGTACCAATCCGATATCGTCCGCGCCTGCATCCGACCCAAGATCAAGGCCATCGGCAAGCTGACGGCAAAGCACATCCGGGAGACCATCACCGCCCAGACGCGGAAGATCGCCGTCAACCCGGAGCCGTATATCCGGTTCCTGCTCGAGGAACCGAACCAGTACATGACAGGCCAGCTGCTGCAGGAGAAGCTGGCCGCGCAGCTGGTGCTCAACAACAACGCCTTCGCGGTCATCCTCCGGGATGAAAACGGCCTGCCGAACGCCATTTTCCCGGTCGCGGCCATGCAGGCCGACGCCGTTTACGACGCAGGCGGGAATCTGTACCTGAAATTTTACATGCAGAACGGCAACGTCCTGACGTTTGCCTATGACGATATCATCCACCTGCGCGGGGACTTTTACGAAAATGATATCTTCGGCGACCCCATCGCCCCGGCCATCGTGCCGCTCATGGAGATCGTAACGACGACGGATCAGGGCATCGTAAAGGCCATCAGAAACAGCGCCGTGATTCGCTGGTTGCTGATGTTCGCCGCGTCCATGCGCCCGGAGGACGTGAAGCAGCGTGCGCAGGACTTCGCGGACAGTTTCCTGAACGTGACTAACGGCACGGGCGTCGCGGCCGTCGACGCAAAGGCCGAGGCCAAGCAGATTGACCCGAAGGATTACGTCCCGAACGCCGCCCAGATGGACAAGACCACGCAGCGCATCTACGCCCTGTTTAATACCAACCCGCACATCGTCACATCCATTGCGACGGAGGATGAGCAGAACGCCTATTTTGACGCCGAGATCGAGCCGGTTTTGAAGCAGCTGAGCGGCGAGTACACCCGCAAGCTCTTTTCCAGGCGCGAGCGCGGCTGCGGCAACCGCATCGTCTTTGAGGCGTCCGCGTGGGACTTCGCGTCGACCTCGACCAAGCTCAACCTCCTGCAGATGGTCGACCGCGGCGCGCTGACGCCGAACGAATGGCGTCGCGCCTTTAACCTCGCGCCGGTCGACGGCGGCGACAAGCCAATCCGGCGGCTCGATACGCAGCCGGTCAATCAGAATACCAACCAGAAGGGAGATGAAACCGCATGAAGATCAGCATTCGCGGGCCAATCGTGTCCAGCAACCAGCACCGCTTTTATCAGTGGTACGGCATGGAGGCGACGAGCCCTAAATCCGTAGCCGACGCGCTTGCATCCGGAAACGGTGAGCGGGCAGAGGTCGAGATCAATTCCGGCGGCGGCGAGATCTTCGCCGCGAGCGAGATCTATACCGCCCTGCGCAATTACGCGGGTGGCGTCCACATCCGCATCGTCGGCCTCGCGGCCTCGGCCGCGTCCATCATCGCCATGGCGGGCGAGTCGGAGATGACGCCGACCGGCATGATGATGATCCACAACGTCCAGTCCAGCGCCGACGGCGACTACCGCCAGATGGAGCACACCGCCGGCGTCCTGCGCGACGCCAACCACGCCATTATCTCGGCCTATGTCGCCAAGACCGGCAGGCCGGAGGCGGAGATCGCCGCCATGATGGACGCAGAAACATGGATCACAGCGGAGCGGGCCGTCGAGCTCGGCCTCGTTGACCGCGTGATGCAGCCGGATACCGGCCAGAAGCCGCTGGCAGCGGATTTTTATTCCGGCATGCTCAGCGAAGACGCGCTCCGGCGCGCGGAAAACTTTTTAAAAGGTCAGGCCGCAGAGCCTGATTTTTTTATGCCCGAACGGGCGCAGGCAGAAGCAAAACTGAAATTTTTAAAACTCAAAGGAGAATTGAAATGACGAAGGAAATTTACAACATCCAGCGCCAGAAGCTCATGGACGACGCCCAGAAGCTGCTGGACGAAAGCAAGACCGCAGAGGCACAGGCCAAGATGAAAGAAGTCGAGGCCCTCGACGCCAAGTTTGAGGAGGAAGCCAAGATTCAGGCGAACCTCAACGCGCTTGCAGGCCAGAAGGTTGCGGCACCGGCTGCGGCGGCACAGTCCGTCGACCTGTCCGGCACGGCGAAGACTCCGGATGTGCTCGACCGGTACGACACCGACGAGTACAAGCGGGCCTTTATGAACTACGTCCTGACCGGTAAGAAGATCCCGGCAGAGCTGACCAACGCAGACGCCAACACCAAGACCTCCGACGTCGGCGCGGCCATCCCGACCACGACGCTGCAGAAGATCTACGAGAAGATCGAAGCGACCGGCATGATCCTGCCGCGCGTGACGCACACGTCCTATAAAGGCGGCGTGACTGTCCCGACCAGCTCCGCCAAGCCGACCGCCTCGTGGGTGGCGGAAGGCGAAGGCTCCGACAAGCAGAAAAAGGCACTCGGCTCCATCACGTTTGCCTACCACAAGCTGCGCTGCGCGATCTCCATGTCGCTTGAGGTCTCCATCGTGACCTATCCGATGTTTGAGTCGCAGTTTGTCGCAAACGTCGCTGAGGCCATGGTCAAGGCTGAGGAGCAGTCCATCATCAGCGGCTCCGGCTCCGGCCAGCCGAAGGGCATCACCAAGGAGACCGTTGTGACCGGACAGAACATCGACATCGCTGCCGCAACGACCGCGCTGGCGTACACCGATCTGGTCAAGGCCGAAGCACTCCTGCCGCAGGCCTATGACGCAGACGCCGTCTGGTGCATGTCGAAGAAGACGTTCTTCGAGCAGATCGTCGGCATGGTGGACGACAAGAAGCAGCCCGTCGCCCGCGTTAATTACGGGCTCAGCGGAAAGCCCGTCTATTCGCTCTTTGGCCGCGAGGTCGTCCTCGTCGGCGACTATCTGCCGTCCTTCACGGCGAGCGTGACTGCGGACACGATCTTTGCGTTCATTTTCAATTTCAAGGACTACCTCTGGAACGAAAATCTGGGCATGACCTTCCGCAAGTACACCGACAACGCGACCGACGACGAGGTCACCGTCGCGCTGGCGCTCGTCGACGGTAAGGTCGTCGACAAGAACAGCCTCGTCACGCTGACCAAGAAGAAAGCCTGACGGAGCGCGGCCAACAGGGAGGGATGACAATTGGCTTTGATCAACGTTGCAAAAACCGCCCTGCGGCTGACCACAACTGCGCTTGACGATGAGCTTGCCGACGAGGTCGACGCCTGCCTTCTGCGCCTGCATCTGGCAGGCGCGGACGGCGCGGAGGAAGACCCGCTTGTAAAGGACGCCGTCCGCGCCTACGTCCGCTGGCAGCATGATTTCTGCGGCCGGGGCGAGGAATGGAAGACCTGCTTTGCAGATATCCGCGACGCTATGGGGCTGTCCGACGATTACAGGGAAGTCCAAGCCAGCGGCGGAGCAGGAGGTGCTTGCTGTGATCTTTGACACGCGGATCACGCTGCGCCTGTTCTCCTACCCCATCGTAAACGGCCAGACGACGGAAAAGCTCGAGCGAGAAACCACCGTCTGGGCTGCCCGCAAGTCCGTAAACCGCGCCGAGTATTATCAGGCCGCACAAGCCGGCAAGCGCACGGACGCAATTTTCCGCATGCACAGCGCGGAATACGGCGGCGAGCAGCAGCTCGTCTGCGGCTCCGACGTCTTTGACGTCGTCCGCAGCTACGGGCAGGAAACAGAGGAAACCGAGCTGACCTGCAAACGGAGGGACGGCGCATGATGATCTATGAGGCGCTATCAAGCCTGGGCGTCCCGGTCTGCCACCCGCCATACAAGGGCGGAGAAGAAACCTACATCACCTATCAGCTGCTCGGCCAGTCCGGCCAGATCTACGCCGAGGGCGGAGAGGCCGAGACCGGCGTGCAGTACGCCGTTTCCATCTTCGCCGAGGGCTTTGCCGCCGATCTGCTCCAGCGCACGAAAGCCGCGCTGGAGGCCGCAGGCTACATTGCTACCGTCGACATGGAGACCTACGACAAGGAAACGGGCCGCACGCAGATCGCGCTCATCGCCGAGACGGAGGGCGCAGCCTATGGCTAACATCTCCATCACCGGTGTCGACGAGCTCATGGCCACGCTCCAGAAAGCGAATGTTTTTGATGAGGACATGCAGCAGGAGCTCCTGTACGCCGCCGGGGATATCATCGTCGAGGAGCTGCAAAATGCCGTCCGGGCGAGCGGGTTCCGCACGGAAGCCTACGCCTCCAGCGTGAAATACCGCAAAACCATCAAGCAGGACAAAAACGGAGATCCGTACATCTCCATCACCGCAGTCGGCAAAAACGAGCACGGAACGCGCAGGGCGACCGTGCTTTTTGTTTTGAATTACGGCCGCGCGAAGGAGTACGGGCAGATCACAGGAACTTATTTTTGGACCAAGGGCGTCAGGAACGCGCAGAAGCGCGTAAACGCGGAGCTCGAAAAGATCCTTACACAAAAGCTGAAAGAAAGGGGCCTATTGTAAATGCCTAGTTTTGACTTACGCGGCATCCGGGCGGGAAAGTATAAAAACACGTCCGGCACCGTGACCTACACAGAGCCGACCGACGTCGGCGACGCCATGAGCGCGCAGCTGGAACTCAAGTTCGCCGAGGGCCGCCTGTACGCGGAATCCAAGCTTGCCGAGTATATCAAGCTTGCCACCGGCGGCACGATCTCGCTGGCTGTCAAGTACATCAAAAAGGCCGCACAGGCCATGCTCTACGGCTGCACATCCGATACGAGCAAGGAAAATCTGAAATTCTCGGCAAAAGACATCGCAAACTATGTCGGCGTCGGCTTCTACGCGCCGGATAAAATCGACGGCGTAACCAAGTACACCTGCATCTGGGTGCCGAAAGCGCTGTTCGGCCCGCCCTCGATGAGCTATCAGACCAAGGGCGAGAACATCCAGTTCAACACGCCGACCACGACCGGCGAATTCCTCGCCGACGACTCCGCCGACGAGCTGCTGCTCGAAACTGAGACCGTCGACACCGCGGCGGAGGCCGTTGCCTGGATCAAGGGAAAGCTGGGTGAGACCTGATGGAGACGACCAAGCTCAACACCGTAGACTATGAACTTGAGGGCCGGGTCTACCGGCTCTCCTGCAACATGAACGTCCTTGCCGACGTGCAGGACGAATACGACGGCAATCTGCTGCGCGCGCTGAATACGGTGCACGGCCTAAAAAGCACGCTGGCCTTCCTGGCCGCCATGCTGACCGACGCCGCAGACACGCAGGGCATCACCGACGAAAACGGCCTTCCGCTGCGCTTTACCAGCAAGCAGCTGGGCCGGAAGCTCACCATGCACCAGACGCTCGAGGCCGGGACACGGATCTACCCGCTGATTCAGGCTGCAGTCGAGCCGCCGGAGAAAGAACTCGGTGAAAAAACGTCGGAAGACGAAAAAAACTGACACCGCCGGGGAAACCGAAGCAGCTGGGCTTTGATTTCCCCGGCTTCCTCGCAATCTGGCTCTTCCGGCTGCATCTGCCGGAGCGGGATTTCTGGAAGACCATGAGCCCGCGCCGCCTGACGCTCCTGCTTGACGCGCTTGCGCCGCAAAAGCAGCCGGAGCAGCAGGAACAGCCGCAGAGCCTGTCGGCCTATCTGAACGGAGGCACCTAACATGCCGAACATCAATACAAAATTTACGCTTTCGGGCGAAAAAGAATACAAAGAGGCAATATCCAAAATCGGAGACGGCATGCGAGTCCTGGACGCAGAAATGCGGAAGGTTACCTCTGCCTACGGAAAAAATGCAGACAGCGCGAAGCTGTTGAGCAAACAAAATGACATCCTGCAGCGGCAGATCTACTCGCAGACAGAGAAGATACGCTACATGCAGGAAGCTCTCAAAAGCGCCGTAGAAAGAACGGGTGAATCCAGCAAGGCCGCCATGAATTGGCAAGCCAGCCTGCAAAATGCTACCGCGAAGCTGAATGCCCTGAACAACCAAATGCGCGAAAATGAACAGCGCATGAATGGGGAGCAGGAACGCAAATACCGGGAGAATATCGAACGGCTCAGCGCAAGCATGGACGTGCTGGACGCCGAGATGCGGAAGGTATCGGCGAAATATGCGGATAACGCAGAATCAGCAGAACTTTCGGCGGCGAAAACGGAGCTGCTAACCCAAAAAATAAGCCTGCAGTATGACAAAATCGATAACCTGAAAGCTGCGCTCGAAGAAGCTGCAGAAAATTACGGATCAAACGCAGTAGAAACGCTGCGCTGGGAAAAAGAACTCAATAACGCGGAAGCCGAGCTTTACAAGCTGAACGGGCAGCTGAAAAACAACACAGAGCAAATAGAAGACACGACCACCGCAACCGAGGACGCCGGGCAGAGCATGGGCAACCTCGGCGACGTGGTGAACGGCCTGACGTCCAAGCTCGGCATTCAGCTGCCGGACGGCATGAAGCAGTCCATGAACGCCATGGGAAGTCTGGACGCCTCGTCGCTGGCGCTAGCGGGCGGCTTTGCCGCCGTCGCGACGGCCATCGTCAAGGCGGAAAAGGCGCTGATCTCCATGACGAAGGAAGCAGCCTCGAATGCAGACGATCTGCTCACGCTCGCCTCCGTGACCGGCATGACGACCGACTCCGTGCAGGAGCTTAATTACATGGCGGACCTCACGGACGTCTCCATGGACCGCATCAAGGACAGCCTCAAGGAGACCACCAACAAAATGCAGGAGGCCGCAGCGGGCACCGGCGACGCCTATGATGCGTACCAGCGTCTGGGTGTAGAGATCACCAACGCCGACGGCAGCCTCCGCAGCGCGCAGGACGTCTTTTACGACACCATCGACGCGCTCGGTGAGATCAAAAACCAGACCGAGCGGGACGCGCTGGCCATGGACCTCATGTCTGAGTCCGCGCAGGAGCTCAATCCGCTCATCGACCTCGGCGGCGAGAAAATGCGGGCTTACGCGCAGGAAGCGCATGATATGGGCTATGTCCTTGACAACGACGCGCTCAAATCCCTGCAGGGCGTCGACGACGCCTATTCTCGCCTGCAAAATACGCAGGAGGGCGTCAAGAATCAGCTGGCCGCAGAGTTCGCGCCATATTTGGAAGAATTCTACGGCGACGTCACCAGCGGAATCAAGTATATCGGCGATGTGCTGCAGCAATCAGGGCTGGTCGACTCCTTCGGCATGCTGCTCGAGACGGCGGGCGAGATCATCAACCCGATGGATACCCTGTCCAATGACAAGGTCCCGGCTCTGACGAAGGCACTGCGCCCGCTTGCAGAGCTTATGGCAGCCATCGCGGACGCAGGGGACTTTGTATCCGGCCTGCTGTCGCTCGATTTTAACAAGGTCGGAACGGCGCTCGGCCTGAATTACGGCAAGGGACAGATGTCGAACGTACAGAAGCTCAATACCAAGTGGATGCAGCAGGATACGAACCGCGCGACCGCCGCAAACGGCTACGGCAGCTACTTCGACACCGACACCGGCAAAGCCTACGGCAATATGGAGGCCTACGCCAACGCGCAGTATGAAGCGCTCGTGCGAGCGGGAGACAGCTCCATCCTCGGAAAGTCGCAGGATTTGTGGGTGCAGGAATATCTCAAAAAGCTGCGCGGCAACGCCTCCGGCACGGACAACTGGTACGGCGGCTTCACGCGGGTAAACGAAAACGGCCCGGAGCGCATCTATCTGCCGTCCGGCTCCCGCATCCAGACCGCCAGCGAGACCCGCTACACCTCCGGCGACACCTACAACACCACCGTCTACGTCGACCACGTCGAAGACCTCGACACCATCCTCCGCATCGCCAAAAACGCACGCATCACAACCAGAATGGGGGCGAAGTAAATGCCGACGTTTACAGTGCAGGCAAGCGGCTCGACAGCAGTCGCGAAGAACCACCCGAATACAAACTATTCGGATCTTACACAGTACAAATTTTTTGTAGAGCCGTTTACAGGAGACGCGGGAAACATTAAGCGAGGGGATAACGTATATATCAACTTCCCTGTGCCGGGCGACACATACAAGTTCAAACGGGTAACAAAAGTAACGCTTGCATTTTATGCACAGCCAACAGCAGAAAGCGGCGCTACATACAAGGGGATTTGGACATATGTAAATGCGTTGGCGAGTCAATTTGATGCGGATGCAATGACATATGCGACGAGGCCTGAGATATACCAGACCTTCACAGGGGTCTCGGAGCAAGCAAACGGAAACTGGACGACTCTGAATGAAATCATACAGCTAAATGCAGTTTTTGACCTGAAAAATTACAAATCAAAAAAAGAAGAACTGCAGCAAGGAATAAGAAATGGCTTTGTAGTCGCGCTTCGAGGAGGAGAATCAGGGACAAGCGAGGCGATTATATTCGGCGCAAAGTCAACACGAAAGCCATCGTTGGTGTGCGAGTATTCGGACGACACTGTAGGGATAACAGCGGATGGGTTTGCTCCGACAGCCGGCGCTTTTGTGAACAGATTTGAAAAAAATATGTTTACATGGCGCTGTGACGATGACACAGCCGACTCACAGGTCTGCTTCGCAGAGATAAAGCAAACCTCCGCCGTCTTCGAGTGGCGCGTAAAAAATGCGAGCGCCTCAAACACGATCAGCGTCTCCGGCGCGACGACCGCCTGCACAGTCCCTGCAAATACATTCCCGTCCGGGACAATCGAGTGGCGCGTAAAGGTGACGGCGAACAGCGGCACGACAACAACGTCCGCATGGCAGGAGATCACGACCACGGACGTCACCCCGACGGCCAAGCCTGTTTCCCCATCCGGCATCGTCATCGACGCCACCATCGTCAACCGCTTTAGCTGGCAGCACATCATTTCAACCGGCACGCCGCAGCGCAAGGCCGACCTGCAGTGGTCCGCCGACGGCACGACCTGGAACACGCTCGCGACCGTCACCGGCGAAAATCAGTACTACGACGTGCCCGCGAACACCTTTACGAGCGGGACGAAATACTGGCGCGTGCGAACCTACAACACCGACGGCACGGCCTCGGCGTGGAGCGAAAAGGCCGAGTTTATCGCCATCAACGCCCCATCGGCCCCGTCCATCGTCATCCAGTCCACCGGCCCGCGCCCGCGCATCACCTGGCAGACCTCTGAGCAGGAGGCCTATCAGCTGACGCTCTCAAGCGGCTACGCCTCCGGCACGGTCTACGGCACGGAGAAGGCATGGCGCTCGCCGGTCTACCTCGCCGACGGCAGCTACACCGTCCGCGTCCGCGTGCAGAACAAGTACGGCATGTGGTCCGAGTGGTCCGCGGCCGCTCTGCCCATCTCGCACACCGAGGGCGAGGCCATCACCCTGACCGTCACCGCAAGCCATGAGGCCACGCTCACCTGGCAAACCGACGGGAGCTACGATTTTTACCTTGTCGAGCGGGACGGCGCGGCCATCGCCCGCACCATTCAGAAGGAGTATATCGACCACACCAGCATCGGCAGCGTGACCTACCGCGTCCGCGGCTGCTACGCAGACAGCGACAACTACGGCGTGTCCAATTCCGACACTGTCGAAGTGCTGCCCGAGACCAACATGATATGCGACCTCGAGACCGGCGTATGGCTCGAGATGCGCCTGTCCGAAACGCAGCTGCGCACCAACCGCACCAGTTTCTCGGCCGGGGTCTCCACGGTCCATCTGGCCGGTCTGGCCTATCCCATCGAGGAGCGCAGCGAGCAGCGCGACCGCGCCCTGTCCGTCGCCTGCGCCTGGCCGCACAGCCAGCGGGCCGCCGCCCTCGCGCTGGAAGCCCTTGTAGGCCGCCTCGTCTGCCTCAAAGACCGATACGGAAACATGGTCATCGGCTCGCTCCCGTCGCTCGAGAGCAACTGCGACGAGTTCATGCGCCGCTATTCCTTCACCATCTCGCACACCAACCGGGAGGAGGCGATCACCCTTGACCCGTGACGTCCGCTTCCGCGTCGACGTGCTCAGAAACGGCGCACCCATCACCCACCTCCAATGGGACACCGGCACCGCTCCGCAGATCATCGCCAGCCGCGACGCGACGATCCACACCAGCATCAAGGGCACCTTCCTCGTCAACGACGCGGTCGACTACCTCTCCGACGAGCTCCAGCCTGTCATGACCATTGACGGGCAGGAGACGCCCCTCGGCATCTATCAGGCCGCGACCCCGAGCATCAAGGGCGCGGCCGGTCAGAAGCGCGTCGAGGTCGAGGCCTACGACCGTTGCTGGCGCGTCTACAGCAACCGCACCGAGACCATCCTGCACCTGTCAGCCGGTGCGTCCTATCTCACCGAGATACGCAAGCTGCTCACCGCCTGCGGCGTCGCGCTCGTCATTGCGACGCCGTCGGACGCGACGCTGCAGACCGACCGCGAGGACTGGGATATCGGCACGAGCTACCTGACCATCGTCAACGACCTGCTGGCCGAGATCAACTACAACAGCCTCTGGTTCGACGCCTCCGGCGTCGCCCGGCTCGAGCCATATCAGGAGCCGAGCGCGCAGAACATCGACTGGTCCTATGGCACGACAGACCTCTTCCTTCCGGACCGGCATCCGGGGCCGAACTTCTCAGATGAGGAAGACATCTTCGACGCGCCGAACGTCTTCATCTGCGTCTGCTCCAACCCGGATCTGGAGCAGCCCATGGTCGCAACGGCCGTCAACGACAATCCGCAGTCGCGCAAGTCCACCTTCCGGCGGAACATGCGCATCGCCTCGCTCATCAAGGTCGACAACATCGCCTCGCAGGAGGAGCTGCAGGCCTACGCCGACCGCATGCGCAACGAGTCGCTCCTTTCCGCCCGGGCCATCACGTTTTACACGCTCAATGACCCCGGCCACGGCATCGGTGACGTCCTCGCGCTCACGCACGACGACATCGGCGGCATTTACCTCGAGACCGGCTGGCAGATGCAGCTGTCAGCCGGAAGCCTCATGACACACTCTGCAAAAAGGACGGTGATTGCATAATGGAAGGCGTCGACAGCCTGTACACCGAAGAACCCGAAGAGCAGCAGACCGAAGAACAGCAGCAGCCGTTCCAGCTGGCCGTCATTGCGACGGTCGAGGAAGACGGCCTGACCCTCACGCCTGACGGCGCGGAGGAGCCGACCGAGAAGCATTTTAAATGCAACACCGGCATCAACTTCGCTGCCGGACAGCGCGTGGCCGTCCTCGAACTGTCCGGCAGCAAGGTCGTCATGTTCCCGATCGGCAACCCCGGCGCGGACGCGCCGGCGAAGATCCCAACCGGCGGAACGGCCGGGCAGGTACTCAAAAAATCGTCCGACAACGACTACGCGCTCACCTGGGGCAGCATCACCGGCCTTCTGCCGACCGGAGGAACGAGCGGCCAGATCCTCAAAAAGTCAGGAAATGCCGACTACGCCGTCGAATGGGGCGACATCAACGGTGCTCTGCCTTCCGGCGGAACGACGGGCCAGGTGCTCAAAAAATCCAGCGCCACCGACTACGCAGTCACCTGGGGCAGCCCAGACGGCATCCTGCCGACCGGCGGCACCGATGGTCAGGTCCTGCTCAAAAACGGCGCGAGCAACTACGCCGCCAAGTGGGGCAGCATCACCGGCGCACTCCCGACCGGCGGAACATCCGGCCAGGTGCTGAAAAAATCCAGCGCCACCAACTACGCTTGCACGTGGGGCGACGTCGACGGCACGCTTCCGAGCGGCGGAACCGACGGCCAGGTGCTCCTGAAAAACGGATCGACGGCCTACGCCGCGAAGTGGGGCACGGTATCCGCCGCAGGACTCAAGAGCGGATACAATTCACTGGAGCTGAAAACAAAAACCCTGACGCCGTCCTCGAACGGCTTTGAGATAGGGACATCGAGCTATCCCGTGACAGTCAGGGGAGACGAAATCGTGCTGTATTACAGTTCATACCGCTACTGCACCCTTGCGTGCAACTCATCCGGGAAGCTGACCGTCAACGGCACAGCCATCAACTAAGGAGGGCATCATGAAATTATACGACATCGCGCTCGCGGCAAAGCCGCTGCAGAAGCTCATCGAACAGGACCTGCCGCTCCGGCAGGCCTATCAGCTCGCCATGCTGGCGACCAGGCTCAACCCAACACTCGAATTCTACGGAAAACAGCTCATGAGCGGGCGGCCGCAGGCGGAGCTGAACGAGCTGGACGCCGACACGCTCCCAGAGCTGCCGCACATCACGCTTCCGCTCGACCTCGATATCCGACTTTCCGCCGGGGATATCAAGTGCCTTGAGCCGTTTGTGACCTTCGAAGGAGCTGATAACGCATGATCACCATCCACTGCTCCCGCGCGTGCGCGCATCTGGCGTCGCCGCCGGAGCTTTTGACGGCGGGGATGAGCAAGGCCGTGACGGTGCAGTTCGTCTTCTCGCCAGAGTGGGACGGGCTGACGAAGACCGCCGTCTTCTCGAACGGCAAGACCACCGTCGACGTTCTGGCGGCGAACTGGGACGGGGATACCGTTCCTGTCCCGCACGAAGTTCTAGCCGTCCCGGGCCGCCACGCCCGCGTTGGCGTCTATGGCGCGAACGAAAGCGGCGTCATCCTGCCGACTGTCTGGGTGAGCCTCGGAAAAATACAGCCGGGCGCGGACCCATCCGGCGACGAGACCGCCGACCCGACGCTGCCCGTCTGGGCGCAGCTGCAGAAGCAGATCGGCGACCTGGACGACCTCAAGACCTACAACAAGGGCAACCTCGTCGCCGCCATCAACGAGGCCCGCAGCTCCGGCGGCTCCGGCGGCGGAGGCTACACCATCGGCGAGGGCCTCAAGCTCGACGCGGCCACCAATACCCTGTCCGTCGATACGGCCGCGGCCGTCGAGAAGGACAACACCAAGCCCGTAACCAGCGCCGCCGTCTATACCGAGGTCGGCAACATCAACGCCCTGCTGGCGACAATCTAAAGGAGTGATTTTATGAGCACACAGACAGAAGTAACCAGACTGCAGACCGCGCGGAACAAGATCCGCACCTGGCTCGTCGGCCTCGGCCTTGCCGCGAGCACCGACAAGCTCGACGCGCTGGCCGACAAGGCCGCCACCATCAAGAATAACGGCGCGGTCGATGCCAATGTCAAGGAGGGCGAGTCCTATACCATCCCCGCGGGCTATCACAACGGATCCGGCACGGTCAAGGGCGTCTCCGGCGGCGGCAACTACAACCTCCAGACCAAATCCGTCACCCCGACCAAGGAGCAGCAGTCCGTCGCCCCGGATCAGGGCTACTACGGCCTGTCCGCCGTCACCGTCGGCGCGATCCCGGAGAACTATCAGGACGTGTCCGCGACGACCGCCGCGCCCGCAGACGTGCTGGCGAATAAAGTCTTCATCGACGCCGACGGCGTGACGCAGGCGGGCACCATGCCGGACAACGGCGCGGTATCCAAGGTGCTGGACGCCACGACCGGCAACCAGGAATACACCGTCCCGGCGGGCAAGCACTCCGGCACGGGCAAGGTATCCGTCGTTCTGGAAACAAAATCCGCCACGCCCGGCGAAGCCGCGCAGGATATCACACCTACCAAGGGAAAGGTGCTGGGCAAAGTCACCGTCGGCGCGATCCCGGCCAAGTACAAGGACGTCTCCGGCGTGACTGCCGGCGCGGCTGACGTGCTGGACGGCAAGTTTATCGTGCTGGCCGACGGCAGCAAGGTCGAAGGCACTATGGCCAACAACGGCGCGATCGCAAAGACCATCGACGGCCTCACCCAGACCAGCGCCGCCATCCCTGCGGGCTATACCTCCGGCGGCACGGTCAGCCTGACCGATGCCATCGAGACCGCCCTCGCCGCGATTTAAGGAGGCCGAAATGAGCGTACAGAGCCAGATCGACCGCCTCGCGGGCGCAAAGACCACCCTCGGCAATTACCTGCAGCAAAACGGCGTCGCCGTCCCGGCCGGCGCGACGCTGGACGAAATGGCGCTGCAGCTCGCCGACGTTATCGAGAAGCAGAACAAGATCACCGCCGCAGGCATCCTCAAGGGTGACGGCGCGGGAGGCGTCTCCGCGGCCAAAGCCGGGACCGATTACGCCACGCCTGCGCAGGTCGCGGCCAAGCAGGACGTCCTTCTCGCCTCCGGCGCTTCCGTCGGGGACCTGATCAAGGTCAAGGCGGTGGACGCCAGCGGAAAGCCGACGGCGTGGGCCGTGGCCGTGGCGGGCACGGACTATATGAAGACCGGCAACATCACCAAACAGACGCTGGTCTCCGCGGAGACCACGCCGACCGAGAACTACGCCATCAACTGGCAGTATGAGTGAGGAGGCCCCATGGCGCACAAGACATTGATCTCCGGAACGGCTTACGACGTCAAGGGCGGGCGGGAGCTGATCGGCGGCACAGGCTACGGCTGCAAAGGCGGGAAGACCCTCATCGGCGGAACGGCGTTCACCGTACCGTTTTCGAAGGGCATTCCCCTGAGCACCATCACCCCCGGCGCGATCCTGTACCTGAACGAATACGGCAGCCCCGTGCCGTTCTACGTCTGCAAGCACGACTACGAAAGCGGACTGAACGGCGCAGGGCGGACACTTCTGGTGAGGAAGGATTGCTATGACAAGCGTATTTTTGACAGCAGGAGCAAGATTTTCGCCGGGAGCTCGATAGACACATGGCTCAACGGAACCTGGATCAAGCTGCTGACATTGGACGTCCAGTCTGCGGCCGGCACGACAAAAATCTACTACTATGACGGAAGCAACAAGAAAGCAGTCACGACCCGTGCAGTGTTCCTGCTGTCGACAGCAGAGTTTGGCTACAGCGATTATGCTGATACTGACGGAGAACCACTGGACAGTGCTGTGAGAAAACTACTTTCCACTGCTTACTACGGCGGAAATAGTGTTGGACAGTGGACGCGTACACCGGCCACCTGGACACAGAAAGACGTGTACGTTATAATGCCTAGCGACTATTCGACTCATATGCTTTGCAACGACAGTTACGGCGTCCGCCCCGCCTTCACCATCCCCTCGACCTTCCCCGTGATCCAAAACCCCGACGGCACCTACAGCCAGGCAGCATAAAGGAGGACCCACATGGGCACACACCACATTTTGAAAGACGGCACATCCTACGCCATCAAAGGCGGCACCGACCTGATTGCTGGTACAAGTTACCAAATCGGGGGGGGGCCGAACGCTGGTGAATGGGACGGCGTATGAGGTCAAGTTCAGCGACGGGCTGACGTGGATCATAAATGAGTCCCCCAAAATAATGGTTTTTGAGCAAGCCATTGATTTTACATCAAACGGGAAAAAATTTGACTATTTCATGATCACTGCAGGCTCTCGGCCAAGCATTGTTTACTCTTACGGGCCAGGCGATATTTGGTACGCATATTTCAACGGGAGCTGGACGCAAGAGGCATTCCGGACAGTGACTTTCGCTGAAATGCCAACAGGAGCACTATTAGCATGGCTGCAGGCCAATGCCGTGCAGCAATAGACAGGAGGAACTTATGGACACCTGGTACATCACAATCGGAGGGCAGGAGATCGAGACGCGGCCGGCCGCCGGCCGCATGCGCGACGCCGACTGGGGCGGGCGCGAGAGCCGCGCCGTCACCATCGCCAAGAGCGCGGTTGCAGACCCGCTGGCGCTATTCTGCGACGGCGCCGTCTGGGGCATGATCCACCGCTACACCACGGCCGTCCCTGTGCTGGACGCAGAGGGCAACGTCCAGATGAACGAGGACGGAACCGTCAAGTCGACGACCGAGACCGCCGAGGACCGCTACATGGACGACTACGCGGACTTCACCCTCGCCGGCCCCATCACCGACAACCGCGACGGAACCATCACGGCGAAGATGGGTAAAAAAACGGCCAGCGATCTGCTGGCGGAACTGGAGGCGGCATATGACAGAGGCTAAACTGGCACAGGTAAAGAAAGCAATTACGGACGGCAAGCTCGTGCAGGCCGCAGGCGGCATCACCACGACTGTAACCCAGTCGGACAAGCTGGGCTTTGACTGGAAGAACTTCTTCGTCAACGACGTTCCCGTGCGCCGGGAGTACGTCGAGCAGGCCGTGAAAGCCGGCACGGCAGACAACCCAATCGCATGGGAGCCCGATATGCCCCTCATCCAGAACGCCTACTACACCCACAACGGCGAGACCAAGGTCTGGATGGGCACCGCGGGCGCGAAGGCAAAGTGGACGGATGCGGCCTTCGTGCCGATCTGATAAACGCAGAAGGGAGAAAATCAGATGGACCTGCAGGATCTGAACGTTGCCGTCGCGGAGATCCGCGGCAATGTCGACCGGAACACCGGCCGGATCAAGGATCTCGAGAAGAAGACCGACGCCGTGGCCAAGCTGGCCGAGGCCGTCGCCGTCATGGCCGAGCACATGAAGACGCTCGACGACAAGATCGACGGCATGCAGACGAGCGTCAACAGCCTCACGGCCAAGCCTGCGAAGAACTGGGACGCGCTGGTTAAAATCGCGCTGACCGCGCTGGTGTCCGGTCTCGTCGGCTGGGCGCTGAGCAAAATTCTGTAACACGCGCCGCAAGGCGTGAAATTTGAAAGGAGTACATACTATGAACGCAAAATGGTGGAAAGCCGCGGGCATCCGCGCACTGAAAACGGTATGCCAGACGGCAGTCGCAACGATCGGCACAAGCGCGATCCTGTCCGAAGTCAACTGGATCGCCGTTGCCTCCGCCTCGGCGCTGGCGGGAATTTTGTCCCTGCTGACGAGCGTCGCGGGCCTGCCGGAGGTCAAGGAAGAATGAAGACGATGCCGCCGCAGATCGTAGACAATTTCACAAGCGTCAACATCTACCGGGGCGGCAATAAGCCGCAGTATCTGGTCATCCACTTCTTCGGGGCCCTCTCCAGCGCCTATGGCGCGTCGGAGTGGTTCAAGGCCCCGGAGGCGCAGGCGTCCGCGCACTACTGCGTGGATGAGAAGGACGTCATCTACCACTGCGTGCCGGATACCGACATGGCGTGGCACTGCGGGGCCGTGGGCGGCCTGCACTACCGGCATCCGAAGTGCCGCAACTGCAACTCCATCGGCATTGAGCTGCGCCCGCAGAAGCTCGACAGCAGCCGCCTGAACGCGAACGACAAGGACTGGTACTTTGACCGCCGCGTCATCGAAAACGCCGTATGGCTCACCGCAAAGCTCATGCGGCAGTACAATATCCCGCTGGAGAACGTCATCCGCCACTATGACGTCACCGGAAAGATCTGCCCGGCCCCGTTTGTCGGACCGGCGCATAACATCTACTACGGCACCTCCGGCGACCGCCAGTGGCAGGAATTCAAGGCAAGACTGCAGGAGGAAACAGCCATGAGATACGAAAAGCTGCGGGACGTCGACAACCAGACGTACCGCCAGACGCTGGACAAGCTGGTCAGCAAGGGCCTGCTTAAAGGAAAGGGCGGCACGGGCGAAGACCTGACGCTCGATCTGAGCGAGGACAACGTCCGCATGCTCGTCATCCTGGACCGCACCGGCGTTTTCGACCGGTAAGCAGGATCTCTGCCAGTCGAGCGGGCTGAGAAAGGGAGTGACGCTATCACTGCGCGGCTGGCTCTGCCGAAGGAGCTGGAACACCTCACGCGCAGCGACTGGGAGCGCGTCACTGACGAGGGCATACTGGATCAGATCGATCAGCAGATCGTGAAGCTTTATATCGTGGGCAGGCTCCCGCAGATGGACGCCGCCGCCGAGATCGGCGTCGACCGCAAAACCATCTCCCGCCGCCTGCCCCACATCTACAACACCGCCCGCCGCCTGGCACAAAGCAGCCCGCCCTGAGCATTACGCTCCGGGCGGGCTTTTTTATATTCAAATCATATTTTTTCAGCCGAAGGTTGCTCTGCTGGCATGTTTTGCCGCATATACGCATCGATCCATTTGCGGATCAGTTCATTCGGGGTTGTGCCGTTGGCTTTCGCCATAGCCTTAAAGGTTTCCGCGATCTCCCGTTTTAGCTTGCAGGAAATCACGGACATGTTTTCTGCATCCCACTTGTTGCGAGCGCGGCGCTGGGTGTCAGTCGGCATAGCATACCTCCCACGCGCAGATGTTCGCCGCATTCAACGCGGCAGAAATCAGCGCTTCGGCGTCCACGCCCAGAACGCCGGAGATGGACGCAAGGACCGCGTCGATCTCTTCTGGGGTGTCGATGGACGCGTCGTCCATTGTGCCGTCCGAAAAGCGCCAGTGATAACCGTCGGCAATCACGTCGACGTAGTACCGCGAGCCGAAGTCGCCGCAGGACGTGTCGTCGACCTCGACGGTGACAAGCTGGCCGTTAAGGTCGACCACGACACCGCCGGAAAACTGCCAGTAACCGCCGCCATTATTTGCAGTGTCCGGGTTATAATGGGGATTTGTTTGCTCTCCCCACGCGGAAACGATATTAAACATGTCTGCCATCCTCCGATTTTTTGTCGTGTTTGTTTTGCTTTGTGTCTATGGCTATATTATATACTGTAATACCGTATATGTCAAGAGGCTTTCAAAATATTTTATAAAAAATAAAAACAAAAGTCCCCACAAATGGTACACAGATGTCCCGGAAATGTCCCCCATAAAAACCGGAGAAGCGGCAGAATGAGAGTAGGAGCTGGCCAGCTTACTACTTTTACCGGAGGATTTTTTATGGAATACGCAAGCAAGGGACTCGCGGGGACTGCGCTGGGCTTTGGCATCGGCGGCGCCGCGCTGGGTCTGGCAAACGGCGGGCTCGGCAATCTGCTGGGCGGCCTCAACCAGAACAAGAGATCGGAAGCCGCTGACATCGCTGCGGCGGTCACGCCTGCCATGACGGTCGCCGCCATGCTCGCCGCACGGCAGCAGGAGCCGACGTGCAGCGAGAACATGCCGGTCACGCGCTACGATCTGGAGCGCGAACAGAAGCTGGCCGCGAAGGACAGCGAGATCGCGCTGCTCAAGGCCAACACGTACAACGACGGCAAGATGCTGGAGATGTACGGTTATATCGACGGGCAGCTCAAGGACGTCCGTGAGGCGCTGTGCAAGCAGGCCGTCCACAACCAGCGCACCGAGGACAGCTTCGCACTGGTCAAGCAGGACGTCGAGTCCGTCCGCAAGGAAGCACTTGATGCGGTCAAGATGGAGGCCGAGCGCCGCTGCTGCGGTGATAACTCCATCGTCACCTACGTCAACGCGACCTTTTATCCCAAGCAGGTCGCCGACGTCACCACGGGCACCGCGACCACGGCGCAGACGCTCTACGATCCGCTCCCGAAGTGCGGCTGCTGCAACAAGTAAACGCAAGGGGCGGCAACTGCCGCCCCCATCCTTAAAGGAGGGAAACTGCAATGACAGTGACGATAGATCAGGCCATGCGCGGAATTTTGCGCTTTTTTGATACAGTAGCATCCCCACATATGGACGAGGTGCGGTCCTTTGTGGCAGGCGTTGGGTTGTCTTTGCTGGCAGACGGCAGCAAAGAGCAACTGCTTGTACTGAGAGATAACCCGTGGGTCAAAGCAATGCAAATTATGGATGAGCACGGGGATATTGACATTGACAGGCTCTATAATAAGGCAAGACCTCGGCTCGATGGACGAAAACTCCCGATAAAGATTCCGTTTATCGGCAAACTAACTTTTGTTGCGGACGATATTGACAGTCTATACAAGTGCATTCAGGAGGCGTGATATGGGGAAAGCGCATTACATTGAGCAGATCAAAGAGCAGTTGCATGAGATCATGGAACGCCCGGTGACGCTGGGCCACGCAGAAGAAGTTACGGTATATGCGAATGCTATCTGCGCGCTGCATAAGCTGGGTGGTGACCATTTTCGTGAGTCCACGAAAATGATGGAATTTACCGAGGACGATGCAAAAGAGTGGGCGGCCCGCATGAAGAATGCCGACGGCACGGCCGGCCCGCACTGGACGATGGAGCAGACAACGGCTGTGGCCGAGAGCATGGGCATTCAGGCACCAGTGGTCCCACGCTGGGCGTGGGGCGTGACCATGAACATGATGTACTCGGACTATTACCCCGTCGCGGTAGAGTTCGGACTCAACCGCCCGGAGTTCTACGCCGCGCTGGCAAAGGCGTTCCTGCTCGACAAAGACGGCCCGGGGCCGGAACAGAAGCTCATGGCGTATTATGAGCATATCGCAAAATAAAGAAATCCCTCCTGTCACCAGGAGGGATTTCCGCTTGCTATAGAATCTACATTTAGATGGGATTCATTCATGCGTACCGAATAAATGTATAACCATCAATCCGCGAGGGGGTAGAGGGTGACGTGCATGTCGCTGCCGGATTTGGTGTAGGATTTGGTCTGTTTATGGTAGAGGACTTTCTGCAGGACAGTTTTCAGGAGGGCGTTTTTCTCCTGCGGGGATGCGGCAAGCGGGTAGGTCTCGAGGACGCGGCGGACGGCGGGGGCCAGACGGGCGCGGGCCTGCTTGGCACGGGCCAGCTCATGGATCGTGGTCTGGCTTGCCTCGATGCGGTCGACGATGACCTGCTTGTCGGCGGCGAGCGCCTGCGAGCGCTGCAGAAAGATTTCCGGCGTATAGACGCCGGTCTCGACCAGCTCATACGCGCGGGCCTCCTGCGCCTCCAGCTTAGCAAGCTGCTTGCGGTCGGCGGCGATCGAGGACTCGAGCGCGGTGCGCATGGGCGTGTCATCTGGCGCAGCGGCCTCACCGAGCTCCAGCTCGCGCAGCCAGCCACGCAGAGCATCCAGCACGGCGTCCTCCACATCATCATACCACGCGCTGACGGTCGTGCAGCCGTAGGAGGGACAAAGGAGCGTATCGCGGCGGTTGCCGGACGACGGACGGCGCACCATCACGCGGCCGCACTGGTCGCAGTGGACGAGCCCGGCGAGGCTCGTCACGGTCCCCCATGCGCCCTTGCCGCGCGGGCTGGCGCTGGAATAGCTCAGAGCGACGGCCTTGTCGTACTGCTCCTGCGAGATCAGGCCGTCGTGCAGCCCTTTATAAAGCTTCAGATCCTCCTGCCGGGTGCGCGGGCGGCTGACGACGACGGAGCCGTCAACGATGCGCTTTGTCTCTGGCCTGCCGCCGGATTTGATCCAGCCCGCATTTGCTGGATTGCGCAGGATATCCAGCACGGAGTCCGTGCGCCAGAGGCTGCCGGAGTTGGTCGGGACGCCGAGGCTGTTCAGCCGCGTGGAGATCGCCTTCGCGCCGATGCGCGCGCAGCCATCGCCGGTGTACCAGTTGTAGATCTGCTGCAGGACGGGTGCCTGCTCCGGGTGCGGGACGAGTTTGTAGCCCTTGTCATTCGGCAGCTTCTCACGCGACCAGCCGAAGGGCGTCTTGCCGGAGATCCATTTGCCTTCGCGTAAAGAAGCCTCCTTGCCGCGCGACAGGCGGCGCTTGATGGTGTTGTATTCCCGCCGGGACATGAACAAACCGAACTCGAAGTATTCCTCGTCCATTTCGTTGTTTGGGTCATAGACTTTGTTCGGGGTAACGATCTTTGTATTGGAATACTTGAAAGTCTGAGCAATAATGCCTTGGTCGATGGTGTCGCCGCGCGCCAGACGCTCAACCTCCATGACGATGACGCCCGCGTAGTTGCCGGTCTCGACGAGCTGCAGGACCTTCTGCACCTCCGGCCGGACGGCAATGGAGTCGCCAGTCACGACTTCCTCGCAGATCTCCACGACGTTCAGCGCGCGGCTTTCGGACAGCGACAAAAGCGCGGCCCGGTGCCGCTTGAGCGTGTCGGTCTGGCCGAGAGCTTCGGCCTCCATGTCCTTCCGGGACTTGCGCAGGTAAATGATGTACTGCGCGAGCGGGTCGGCGATTTTCCAGGTAGATGTAAAGTTCATAAGCAGATTCTCACCACAAGGGCAAAAGGTTATACGGATACCGCTCCGGCGCTGAGCCGGGGCGGTTTTATTTATGTGCGCATCCAGCCGATTGATGGACTGAGGACGTCGACCAAAAGCGCAAGGGCACACAGCAAAAGAATACCCAAGAGGATGAGCGTTACAAGCCGGTGCATGCGCAGGGACTTCTGCTGCTGAGCAAGCTGCGCACGAAGGGCCGCGTTCTCGGCGCGGAGTTTTTCGGCATCGGGAGGCTCGGCAGGCTCGGCAGGCTCGGCAGGCGGGATGCCGAAATACTCATCCATAGAAACGCCCATCTCCCGGCAGATCGGGCCGACCGTGTAAACGGACGGATTTTTGATGTCGCCGCGAAAGAACTGGGAGACGGTGCCGACGGAAAGGTCGGTATTTTCGGCGACGTCCTGGTTTGTTTTGTGCGGAGTGATCGTCTGCTTCTGCTCACGGCATAAATCAGATAATTTTTCCTTCAAAACATGTCATTCCCCCCAAAAAAGCAAGACGTCTGACTGCAAAAAGTAACTGCCATATCTTTACAAGTCTACCTTGGACAGGCTATCCTAAAGTTACAGACGGCTCCCGGTCGCCTGCGCAAGCAAAAGCCCGCGCCGTTGTTCGGCCAGCGGCGCGGGCGACATCTCAAAAACCAAGCGCGTACATGAGGCCGGGGATGACGCGGACGAACAGGAAGCAGCCAGCACAAAGCGCAAGGGCAATGACGATGATAACTTTCCGGACTCTGCGGGGACCAGCGACGGCGGACTCGTATTCCTCAGGCGTCATGCCATCCGTGTACTCATCGTAGAGCGGGCGCCCGGCGTCGTCTGTGAACTTGTTATCATAGATCCGGCAAAAATCAACCAGCGTGCCAATGCCCCAAAAGCCGAGCGTAAAGAGCCAAAGAAGCCCTGTCCAGATCTTGCCGACATAAAACCGATGTGCACCGAAGCCGCCGAGGAAGATACAGAGCAGCAGCGCAGTCGAGCGCTTCTTCTGCGCGGGCTGGCGGGGCTCCCGCGCGCGAGACTCGGCCTTCGCCTGGTCGCGGATGTAATTCACGGTCCCGCAGCCGCAGTACGGGCAGATCAGAGCCTCATCGTCGATCTCCTTGCCACATTTGTTACAGTACATAAAACCTCCTACGGGTCACAATCCTTGCACGGCGTGTACAGCGCGGCGGCCTCTTCACGCGAGCCGGTGAAGCTGCCGCGGTTCTCGGGGTTCATCTGGTCGATGTGCGAGCAGCCGGGAAGATGGAAAACGCCGCTGGACTTGTTGTAGATATACGTGTGGATGCTGTCGCCGGTCGCACCGGAGATGGCCGGAGCCTCTGCGGGAAGCGTGCCAGGGAGGAACGAAACAAAATCGCCGACGATCGGTTCCAGCGGCTCCACGTCGAGCGGGTCACCGCCGATGCTGGCGTAATACTCGGCCTGCGCCTCGGCCCGTTCCGCGTCTGTATATTCCGCGCTGCCGGTAAAGGCCGGATCTGCGGCGGGGAGCACAGCGGCGTCGGCCGCCGCGCGAAGCTCTGCGGGCGAAGATTTGTAAGAGCGGGCGGCGGAGATCGTGTCCGCCAGACGGAGCAGCCCGACCCAGCCGACAAAGGCCAGCACACAGCAGACCAGCACAAGCAGAACCCTGCGCCATGTCTGTTTCATGGCAAAACCTCCAGTTTAATATGTAAATTTTTGTAGACTCTCATAATTGTAATTAACGAACGTATGTTCTAATATAATCATGCGAGTCAGGAAAAGGAACCTACAAATATTGTAAGCCACCGCCGAGGAAAGCACAACCGGGAAAATGAACAAAAAATGAACGGTATTTTTGTGGAAGAATGGGGGAACGGATAGAATGACGCGAAGTTTTTACCTGCAGGACATCCGCCGCATGCTGCGGCTTGCGACGACGGAACAACTCGATCTGGTCTGGCGCTTCCTGCGCGGGCTGGTCGCATAGAGAAAAAAGAGCCGAGGGCGGTCATCCGTCCTCGGCCATTTTTTTTGCGATCTCGGCGAGCAGCTGCCATTCGTCGACGCTGAGCTTGCTGATGATCGATACAAACCGCTTGCGCGGCGAGTCGTCCGGGTCGTGC